ATTACGGCAGCAGGGTCTTTGCGATTATTGGGCGGAAAAGGCGGTTTAGGGCTTGGTGTGGGTGATGCATTAAGTAAGGGGGCAGGCGTAACCGGTGCGGCTGGCGGCGTTGCAACGGCCGCGAATACAGCAAAAATGGGACGCCTTGCTAAGTTTGGGCGAGGCGGTTTGCCATTGCTGGTGTTTGGGGCAATGTTGGAAGGCTCGGAAAATTATGCACCTTACATGGCACAGCAAGAAGAACAACAGGAAGCCTTTGACGCACAACACAAAGACGCAAAACAACAATTCTATGCGTCGGCTTATCCGGCTAAATCAGTGTTTCAATATGCTCCGCCAGTGCCACCGCCTGAAAAATCGGTGTGGTCGCTGGCAAATGGCGGTTATGCACTTGGTGATGCCGCAAAACGTAAAGAGATTGCCGATGAGCGCTTAAAGCGCGGCACATTAACGCAAGATGAATATAACCGCCGTGTGCAAGTGCCGGACTATAAAACCGAGTTTCAGCAATTAGGCACAACCATCAGCGAAGGCATGAAACAAGCGGTGGAAAGCCAAAATTTCACCATTCAAAATCAAATCAGAGTGGACTTGGACGGACGAACGATTGCCGAAAGCACGTCCGAAAACCAATATCGCGAACTTAAACGGGGGTAACTATGGGCTGGACAATGCCGATTCAGCAGGCGTCTTATCGCGGTGTGCGGTTTGATGTGTTAAGTGTGGATGACAACTTAGAGCGCGCCACCATTACGCACGCTTATCCGTTCGTGAACGGGGGCGACATTGAAGATTTAGGTTTAAATCCGCTCACCATCCAACTGCAAGCCGTGTTTTATGGTGAGGGGTATTACACCGATTTTAAGCGATTTTTATCGGCCTTGGAAAAACAAGGTGCGGCGGTGTTGGTGCATCCGATTCGTGGTCGCTTGCAAAATATGCTTTGCACCTCTGCTTATTTCCACCATGAAGCGGATTTTGTGGACTATGTCACAGTCAGTCTAAGCTTTCAAGAAGCCACCCCGGCAAAACCGATCTTCCTGTTTAACTTTTCTGTGCTTGGTTTGATTGATGAGTTATTAACCAAACTTGAAGACTTGGTAGATGATGTATTAGAGCTATATGGCACATTTATGGAGGGGATTTCGTTTGCCGCCAATGTCAAATCACGTTTATTAGGCTCGTTTGGCGCGCTTTACGGCTGTTTTGAACAAGTACGCGATATGTTCGACATGGACAAGAAAAAGCATGTTATTTCCGCCAATACACCATCATCAAAAGACGCATTCAGACAACAAGGCGGCAATGCTGTGCGCGATATGGCAGGCATGATTCGGGAGGGTTTAACCGCGATTGCTAACCGTGACGACTTAACCGTGCGTGCGAAATTTGACGAGGTTACCCGCACCGTAAAAAGCCTGCTTGAGATTGCACCAAATTTAAGCAATGGCAAAAACAGCAAGTCCAATAAGTTGAAATCATTAACCTCATCTTTGACTGCGCAGGACACAAAAGAAATCTTCTGCGCTATGCAATTGTTGACCACGGCGAATGTGCTAAAAATCGCTACGCAGTTTATTGAGGATGATACGCTAATCCCATCCGAAATTGATTACATTGTGACAGAATCACGCTTGCAAGCCTTGGCGGCGTTGAATACCTTACGTGCGTTAGTGCAAGCGGAACAAAACGCGATGACATTACATTATGCCAAAGATGATTTTGGTTTGATGTCATTAAGTGCGAAAAAACAAACGGGCGCAAGACATCTACAGACGCCAAACACGGGGCTTTATACGCAGGCTTACAACACGGCGGAAAAACTGCGTCAACAAAGCCACAAATTGACGCAGTTAGCCTTGGCGGCAATTAACCGTAAACCGCCTTTAATTATTCGCACAGTGGAATTTGATAGCACGATTCAGCAAGTGGCGCACGCGTTTTATGGCGACTACGCCCGCGCAGGTGAGTTGTTGCGACTTAATCCACATATCCGTTATCCAAACTTTATTTCACGCGGCGAGGTGCTCAATGGCTATGCAAAATAACGGCTATCCGTTTAACAATGAGATTGTCGTTGAGATTGACGGTAAACAGCACAAAAATTGGAAAAGCTACGATATCGACAGTGATTTTTTAATTCCTGCGGACGCCTTTAATTTCAGCATTGGTGTGCCGTCAGACAATACCGTGCTGGCGGATTATTCCGGCAAAACAGCAAAAGTGCTGATTAACGGCGAATTGGTACTGACGGGCATTGTTGACACGACACAACATTCCATTTCAAAAACTGACCGCACTTTTAGCTTAAATGGGCGCGACAAAGCCGCTATTTTAGTGGATTGCTCCGCGCCGATTACCAACGTTAAAGGCTTGACGGTGTTAGATGCGATTAAAAAAATTGTGGAGCCGTTGGGCATTAAGAAAGTGGAACTTCTGGCTGAATCTAACCCGACATTAGACAAGGTGGACATCGACATCGGCGAAACAGCCTGGAATGCACTGATTCATTGCGCCAATTCGGCGGGGTTGCATGCGTGGTTTGACCCTGCCGGCACGCTGATTGTCGGCGGTGCGGATTACTCTACGCCGCCGGTGGCAACGTTGTGTTGCATGAAAGACGGCAAACGCAACAATTTCACGCAGGCAAGCCTGACCACCGATGTGTCCCAAAGCTTTTCAGAGATCACATTTTTGGCGCAACGGCACGGGCGCAGCGGTGACGACAACAAGAATGATCTGAAATGGGTGTTTAAAGATGACGCCATTGAGACCTACAAGCCGAAAACTGTGATTGTGTCCGACGTGGAAAACTTGGAAGCTCTGAAAAAATGGGCGAAAAAGTACATTACGGACAGCATTTTAAACAGTTTTACTTTGACCATCACCGTGCCTGACCACAAAACTCAAGATGGCGTGTTGTGGTCGCCGGGGCAACGGGTGCATGTCATCTGCGAAGAATACGACATTGACGCGATTTTCTTTTTGATGGGTCGCCGTTTTGCCTTGAGCCGACAAGGCGGAACCACTACGGAACTTCGCTTAAAACAAGACGGCGTATGGACGCCTGACGCTTATGTCAATAAATCCAAAGCGGCACGCAAACGGAAGGGTAAAAAAGGCGATTTGATTGTATTGGATGGGGATTAGTATGAGACGATTGGGACAAGCAATAAGACAACAGGCAGAAACCGCCTTGGGCGCAGTACGCCAAGCCTTTCGCGGGACGTTGAATTTAGTCAAAAGTGCGGACAATATTCAAAAAGTTCAGGTGTCTGGATTAGCAGATGAAACTTTGCAAGATGTGGAGTTGATGCAACAATTCGGCTTAACGTCCGTGCCGCCTGCCGGCACGCAAGTGGTGGTATTACCGATGGGGGGCGAAACAACCCATTCCATTGTGATTGCGACCGAAAATGGATCTTTCCGGATGAAAAACTTGCAATCAGGAGAAGTGGCGGTTTATGATGAAAGTGGTTCAAGCATTACCTTAAAAAAAGGTCGTTTAATCGAAATTGATTGCGATACACTGAAAATCACGGCATCCACTAAAGTGGATATTCATAGCCCGCTTGTCGAAACCGACCGCGTATTTACCGCGCAAGGGCAAATCAACGGCAACGGTGGTATGGCAATTCAAGGCGGCTCCGGTGCGTCTTTTACGGGCGATGTGACGCAAACCGGTGGCAGTATCACTACTGACGGCGATGTGACGGCAAACGGTAAATCCCTTGTTACCCACACTCACCAAGGCGACAGTGGCGGCATGACAGGACAGCCACAATAATTCAAACAAGGCGGTGAGGAAGTCCATCACCGCCTTTTTTCTACTCATTTCTTTTACTCTGCCGGCATGGACAGAGAAATCAGCCCGCTTACCGGGGACTACACAAATTCACACATCAGTACACTGCAAAATGCTGTGTATATCAGACTGACTACGCCATTAGGCTCGTGGTGGGCAAATGGGCGTGTAGGTTCTCTGCTCCATACTATTCAACGCGAGAAAGATTTAAGCCGCGTGGGCATGTTGGTGCAACAATACGCCGAAGAG